TTCTTATAACTTCACCCATTCTGGCTTCTGGTAAAATAAGTGGGTCAAGGGCTTGTGCAAAATTTTGAAACATAGACAATCCGCTTTGGTTGCCCATATTTGCAAGCATATTTAATAAACCGCCTTGCTCGTTACCTCTTGATGTAGCTCTTGTATTAGGCATTTGATCTGGCTGAGAGGGCTGTCTACCAAGCATTTTAAATAAATAGTTTTGTGTTTCTGCAAATGGCGGCACACCGTTAAATTTGTCAACATTTGCAGGACCCGCATTATACGCCGCTAATGCTAGTTCCATATTTCCGTTGTATTTATCAAGCATTTTTCTTAGGTATCTTGCGCCACCTTCAATATTTTGCGTTATATCGTTGATGTTAGTTACGCCCATTTCACGCGCCGTATCTGGCATCAGTTGTGTTAAACCAGTTGCGCCTTTTGGTGATACGGCATTGGGATTGAACCCGCTTTCTGTATTTATTAAGCGTAGAAAAATCTCTGGCGGTAAGTTATAACTTGCGGCTGTTCGCCTTGCTAAATCCTCTAAATCGTATCGGTTCATTATACTTACCTCGGTTGCATCATTGCCGCTGTTTGTAAATAATTAAATAAGCCGGGCTGAAAACTCGTACTTTGACCTTTCATATCTGGTTGACCAGTTAATGTTTGCAGTAACGTATTTAATGCCATTTGTGGCTGACCAGTATATCCTTGATATTGCTTTGCACCTGCATTTGCTAAATTTTGCATTAATGCTTGCTGAAGTGCGCCTTGTTGCATTTGCTGATTTTGAATTGATTGACCGTAACCAAAAGACTGTTGCCCTGCGCTTTGCAAGCCTTGTGCCGATCTAAATGCATTGTTCATTGCTTGGTTATAACCTTGCTGATTTAACCTTGATACTTGATCTAATGCTTGCTGATTAAAACCTTTTAATGCCTCTGCTTCTGCTATTGCTTGCCTCGAACCACCGAAAGCCCCTGCACCTTGCGCTTGTGAACCAATTTGGTTCAATCCCATTTGCGCAGCATTTCCTACATCTCTTATTGTGGCATCAACAACTTGTTGCTGATATGGGTTCATCATATTGGCTGCGGCGGCCGCAGGATTAGAATAAGTTGATAATGCTTGTTGCTGTGCCGATGCCGCTTGACTATATGGGTTTGCGGCTGTTTGCACCATATTAGGATTTGCTCCACCTGCCATCTTACTTTCCTCTTCTGCCTTGACCCTGCATTTCTAATGCAACAGGTTGATTATCGGGAACTCTACTACCCATTTCGCCCGTAACTGGGTTCATTGAAAAACTGTCTATATAATCAACTTGCGCAGGGCGTCTATTTTCCAAAGCTGCAACATTTGCATCAAAAACATCACCAGAAGAATAACCAGTAATTCCACCTATAGTTTTTGTTGGTGGCAAATAAGATTGACCCATAGTTGTTGGCATACCAAATGCGCTTGCCATCATATCAGTACCTTGGAAAGATGCCTCTTGCATCGGTGAAAACCCTGCAACATCAATTCCGTACATTGGGGTATAACCTGTTGCTGCTGCATCTTGCCCAACACCAACTGTCTGTTGCGCCAATGTTTCTGCAAACGCAGGCATATTTGCTGTTTGTTCTGATCTACCGCCTTTTGCCATTATTCAATCTCCTTTTGGAAATTTGCGTACATTAATTTCCAACCTTCTGGTATAAGTGGTTTTTTCCACCCAATTCGTCCTGATATTATAGCTGCTTCACAACCATGTGACTTTGCCCAGTCTCTAACATCGTCATTCATATCAAGAATTTGATCCAATTCGCCACCTGCTAAAAAAATATTAAGCACTTTCTTTCTAGGGTATAGCACAATTTCTGTAACAATACACCCCCTTGCGCTTGGCCATAGCTGCATTCTACTTGCCATAATGCCATCTACTATGTCTTCCCATATATGTGTGCCGCCAGTATACACTAGTGCCGCCTCTATCCATGGGCGGCATCTTTCAAGTTCATTTAATTCTAATGTATCTTTTGCCATTTAATATGTAGACAATGCTACCCTTTTCCAAATTGCTGTTGACCCATCATGTGCAGCCGTACAAATATAAATATAGTTGGTGTCCCAAGCTATCATACCCGCCACATCACCTGCCGCACCAGTACTATTGGCAGGTGTTGCTTGTTTCATGGCAACTTGCCTAAATGCACCATCACTAGAAACCACTGGATAATTATTTTGCTCATCCCATAAAAATATCCCATTATCGGCGGGTATATCATCAGACTGTTTAAAAAATAATTTGCCTAGATTTCTGCTTAGAAACAGATTTAATTCTCTTCCCCACTGGCGTATATCTGTTCCTATAACTGGCGGTGTAACTGGCATTACCTACGCCCTCCAGCTTTTGTTTCTAATCTCATTGTTCCAACACGCCAAGCGGTAGCCCTGTCGCCTTCCACTCTCATTCTCATTTGGCGGCCAGTAAATCTTAAAGATGTTGGGTTACTTGGGTTATATGGACCATGAGTTGTTTCAGTATCGTTTGGGTAAAATCTTGTTTTAAATTTTAAATCAACGTCACCTTGTGTTAGTTCGTCGGGCAAAACTTCTGTTACTTTTGCTATTTGGTCACCATTTCCTATTGATATAGGACCTGTTTCACAAAATACAGAGCCGCTATCATAATTTAAACCTTGCTCATGGTTATAAATAACCACTGGCTCAATAACGTTTGCTGTTCCACCCATGCCACTATGATTAGTACAATAATAATGCAAAGTTGATGGCGTGCTATCTGAAACAACTATTTGTACATATGCCCCTGCTGAACCTGCTGTTCCAACCACTGTAACGCCTGTTGTGTATGCTGATCCACCACCATGACCACCATTTGCTGTTGTGGAAAACTGCAATGGGTGTGTAGCATTTGTTGCGTCTGACTGATCAAATTTATAAGTATTGCCTTTTTTTAATGTTAAAGTTGGTGATACAGAACCATCAATAAAGTACTTGTTACCTGTGCCATAGCTGTTCGTACCGCTCGCTACTGTAACTGCATATGTAATTGTTTCTGCCAACTCGCCGCCCATAATTGGCGTTCTAAACACACCTCGAGAAACACCGCCTGTGCGTGCCAAATTTCCTATAAGCCAATGGTTTTCTAATAAATCAAAAGCAACATACCTATCTATTTCAAGGCTATTTGAAGATGGGTAAAACCACCATACTTCACTAAATTCCGTATTGCTTAATGCCCAAATTTTTGATTGTTGATTTACATTAATATCGTCGAAAATATAGTCATAAACTTCGCATGGCATTTCTTGAACTGTGTTTCCGTCAAAACGAAAAAAACCTTTTTGTCCCATCCAAAATACGCCCATGTCTGTATCAACGGCAGACATCCTAGAAACTGCTCCGCATGATGTACCAACACGATCAAAACCATACACATAGGGTGGGCCGATATACTTGGCAGAGAACGCGTCTGTATCTGTAATTATAAGCGTTTGCCCTCTAGTTTTTAAACCTTGCATAATTTGGCCACTTGTTTGAAGCGTTATGTCACCTGCTTCATTTGTCGCGGCCGGTGTCCAAGTTGTATTTGCCTCTTTATCGCACCATTGAACTTTTCTAGGGTCACCACCTGCACCAAGTAAAAATATAAACCGCTCTTCAGTAACAACCAAACCAAGATTATTTGTTGGCGCATTAGAGACAGGGACGGCAATCGCTGATGGACTTAATTGCCATTCAACCAATGTACCAGTGTCATAATGCACTCCAACTAAATATTGGCCGAAGTTATCTAATGACCAACTTGTAGCTTCAGAATATGTACCAGTAGAAGGTCTTTGTGTGCCAAAAAATCCAGTGCCATAAAACCCACCGCCAAATCCTAAGTTTTGTGCGGCATCTTCACGCCCAGTACTCATTGTTGCAGGTGTAATATCGTAGGCTGTACCTGCACCTGTCATAGCAGTTAATTCGTTATAACTACCTGCCGCAAAATAAGCTGTACCGTCATTTGCTTCCCAAGCGTGCGCACCTCTTATAGGGTTAGCACAAAAACCAGATTTAAAAGGCTGCCAACCGCCAATCGGACGCAAAGAACCATCGCGCCATCTAACTAAACTACCATCGCGCCATCTATTGCTAGCGTCAAAGTCAGTGCCGTTTCTGTAAAATCCAGCTTTTAATTTAATTGGAAGCAGTGACATAAACAGACATATCCTCGTTTTTTACATTATTAAAAGTAAATTCATTTGCATCATCAACACTTATATATTTGTCTACGTTTAGCCAATTTGCATAATATGATCGTAATAGTTCTACTTTTTTAGCAACATCTGACCCTTTGACTTCTGTAAAATTATCGCCATCGTTTATTGAAAAAACATTATAAATTTTTTCATTATTTATGTAATTACTTATTTGGTTATCAGATAATTCATCACCATACTCGTAAGCAATTATTTCTTTTTTATCAATAAAGAGTGTTTTACTGTTTTTAGCTGCTTTAACCACACACCAATCATTTGGGTTTTTATCTAATCGTGCTTTCATAGATGTAACCGCAGCTTCTACTTCTTCTAGAGTTTCATATTTTTTTGTGGCGTAAATATAATGACCCATCATGTTGATCCATATACTGTTCCGCTATTACTTAGCGTTCTTGATGTTCCAGTTATAGCTGCTCCACCACCTGCGGCTGTTTGACTTACCCCGTTACCTCCAGAAGCACCCCAACCGCCACCGCCACCTGCTATAACATGGCCAGAAACACCTGCAGTTGGGTTATTACCAGTCCCTGCATTACCTCCAGAACCACCAGTACCCCATGAAAAGCTGCTACTATAAACACCACCAGAACCGGGCAGTATGCGACCACCGCCGCCTCCAGCACATTGCGTACCTCCGCCTCCTCCACCTGCACCGCCGCCGTTATTTAATTGAAGGCTGTTAGTTTGTCTGTGATAACAACCAACACCTGATGCATTCAAAGCACCACCTGTGCCACTTATGGTTCCTGCATTTTCACCAGACCATGAGCTGATC